AGTTCCCCGAGGTCTGAAAGGGAAGCGCCGAGTCCTGGGAAATAGCTATCCCGTTGGTGATGGTGCCGGTTCCGTTGGCGTTTGTGTCCATGACGATAGTCGAGGACGTGACCGAGGCCAGCTTGGAATTCGGCGCGATTCCCGCGGGACTAGTCCCGATTGGGGCAATGAATCCAGAGACGGGGATCCCGGCATGGGAGACGATCAAGCCTAGGTATGCCCCCGTCGTGCCGCCGTAATTGGCGCTCATCGTGAGCGAGCTTGACGTGACCGCGATGATCGTCACGCCGGCCCCGATGCCCGTGCCCGCTATCGGCATACCGATAAGCGAGAAGGCCTGCTGGGTGGGGTCGAGCGTCGGAAGGGTGATCGTCGGCCTTCCGTTGGTCAGCGTTCCGCCGAGGACTACCGCAAGTAGGGGGTTCTGCGTCGGGTCAGGAGTCACCGCGGAAATAGTCTTATTGCCCAAGGCTAGAGTCCCCGTGAAGTACGACGGGGCGCTGCCGACTATCGGGATAGGGTTGACGAATACGAAGGTATTCAGCGAGACGTACTCCAGCATTGCCGGAGCGTAATTTGAGTTGGCGATAAAGAGGTCGGGGTAGGCCCATCCCATCTGCAAATTCACGAGGTCGGCGGTCAGATACGGGGTGGTGACGGTCTGCACGACGGAAGGCGTCGTGTTCATGTTGCCCCATATCCTGAGCATTAGATTCGTGAATTCCAGGAGATACCAAAGGTTCTGGTTGATAACCATTCGGTATATCTGGGCGGTCACGTCTCCAAGGGTGTTCTCGATCATAAGAGAGCCGGTCCTCTTTCTGAATCCTCCCTGGATCATCGGGACCATGTTCTGAACGGTCTGGGCTCCCTTGTGGTAGACGTTCGTCTCAGACCTTCCGAGCATCTTGGGCGAGAGCTCGCCATAGGTGAAGTCGGAGAGCAGGGGCGTAATGTGTCCGAGATAGTTGGGCATTACGGGAGCTCCCGGTCAGTCCAGAACGGATCGCCCTCCGGTTCCATGTCCATTTCGGCGAGGTTGTAGGTCTGCGCCCGGGCGATGAGCGCCTGATACTCGGCGAGGAACCGGTCCTCGAGCTTGTCGCCTCCGGTCACGTAGAGGGCGATCTTCGATGCCAGGCGGCACACGAGGGCGTCGGTGAACAGGGGATCGAACAGGGAGGGGTCCGTTACCTGCGAAATGTAGGCGCCATAGACGTTTCCCGCTCCCGGATCGAGGTCGGTGTAGATGTAGGCGCCCTCCCGCCTAGAGGGGAAGGAATTCTGGTGGACCACCTTGAACGGCCAGAGGTAGATGAAGTTCGGCAGGATGACGAAAAGGTCAGTGTCCCGAAGCGAGTCCTGGGGTTCGTTGTACATGTACCACGTCCCCACGGCGTTCAGGGGCTGGAGGACTACGCTCTGGGAAGATCCCGCCTGCGTCGTTGCATTCGACAGGGTGAGGGTGATGGTGGTTCCCGTTGAAGTCACCTTCGAGATGAAGCAGGTCGAAGGGATTCCTGCGGGGAAGGAAGGAAGGATGTTCCCGTTGTTCAGGCTTGTGGTGATCAGCCATCCATTCAGGACAGGGCAGAGGCTCATGGCCTGGGTCACCGCGGTCGCTGTGACCTGCTTCGAGAGCCGGATCGTATTGGCGATGTAGTCGATTCCCTGGACCTGTGTACCTGCGGGGATTCCCGGGCCAGAGATGTTCTGCCCGATCCATGCCGGGTTCGGCACAATGGAGCAGTTCTTCAGGGTCCGGGACTGGATGTCCACTCCCGCCACCTGGTTGGTGTCGGCAGTAAAGTTGACGACGGGGACTCCGGTAATGGTCACCGTGGTGGCGCCCGACCCCCATGATCCCGTTCCGAGGACGTAGGCAGGCACGAGGAGGGACCGCTTCACCGCGAACTTCCAGACGTGCGAACGGAGCTCCTCGTCCCTGGTGGCGTAATACTCCGACCCCGCGATGGACCCGTACTTCCCGGTATCGGAACCATCCACGGCGGTCACGAGCTTTGTCTCGCCAAGGCGCTGGAGGGCCTTGTTGAAAATCTGGATGTCAGTGAGCGTGTTCACGGCTTACCAGGTGTTCGACATTCCGTCGTCGATGATTTCCATCCAGCCGATGTCCACGTAGAGGTTGCCCACCCCCGCGGCGCCGAATGCCGTCAGGTTCTGGATGACGATTCCCTCGTTTGCCCGCAGGACCACGGGGACATGGTGCTCCCCGAATTCCTCCATGATGGGCACATTCCTGAACGGCCCGGCCCCTGCCGCCGCGCCGTATCCGGCAGCAGACAGGAAGGGGAACGTGTCGAGCGTCTTGGTCCCCGCCCCGAGGGCAGCCGTGGTGGCGATCCTCAAATCCCCGTTGGCGAGGATCTCCGAGTTGGGATAGATCGACTGCTTGTCGTTCATGCTGGCGGGGGGGAGGGATGCCGTGCCACCCGTCGAGCTTCCCGTGAAGGTGCGGGCGATGAACGCCGCGAAGTCCACGACCTGCGCTCCGGTGAATCCCGTCGTGATGATGAAGTCGATCTTCAGGAACTTGAGCTCAAAACGCTTCTTGATGCCCGTCGCGGGGGCCGAATTGAAGCGCAGGGAGAACAGGTCAGCATTGGCCGCGACTCCCGTGATGAGCCCCGACTTGAGGGACATCTCGTAATATCCGCCGCCCTTCGGGTTGAGCGGCTGATTGCAATTCGGAGCGTTCCGGGGCATAGATCCTCCAAAAAGGGGCGGAGTTTCCCCCGCCCCTTAATCGCTAGTAAACCGTAAGCTCGGAGTCGAGCTTGAGCTTCGAAAATACCCCGGTCCCTATCGTGTAGAGACCCTTGAGGTATCGCTTGAGGGGGGCGTTGGTCGGGCTGTCGGGGAGGGGAACCTTGCACAGCAGCGGCGAGGCCGCGGCCGTGAGGTACGGCTTGGTCATCTTCACGAGCGTGAGGTTCGACGTGTAGCCCGCGGACGACGTGCCCGAGGACTGGAGCGCGATGGTCAGGCCGACGCCAGACGTTCCTCCCGAGGCGCCCGAGTTGATGGACACCTGGAAGAAGAATTTCTTGACCGCCTGGCCGATGGTCACCATGACGGTGTTCTGGCTTGCCGACTGGTACGGCGACTGACCGTAGAGCGAGGAAATCTGGTTGCCGGTATCGAACGGGGTGTTGGAAGCCGTGGAGCCGGTCGAGAGTACGGTCTGCGCCGAGGAGAGGGTAAGGTAATTATCGCGAAGGGGCATCTTTTTCCTCCTTTCCTTAGCTCACCTGAGCTTCGTTGGTAGCGATGCGTTCCACCATCCTGACGGGAACGCCCTGGAACATGGTCTGGACCCGTCCCCAGATCTCTTCCTTGGTGTAGTACTTGTTGGAGCCGGTCACGGCGTCCACCTGCATCTGCGTCCAGACGAATCTGGGAACGTAGAGCACGGCGCCGTCGTATCCGTCCGGGAGCTGCCCGAGGGACTGGATCTGGAGGGTCGCGGTCCAGGTCTGCGTGGTCTTGTAGATGTTGGCCAGGCGCTGGACCTTGCGGGGGTCGGCGACGCACAGGCCGAACTGGATGAGGAAATGGACCACGTAGGCCTTGTAGGGCTTCTGGTTGGAGTCGTACACGAGCTGCTCGCCCATGTCCGTCACCTTCACGAAGTCCTGCCCGCCGTGCGGGTAGACGAAGAACACAGCGTCCGGCCCCCAAACTATCGCCCAGGCGGAGGACAGCGAGTTCGAGGTCGAGCCGGTGGCCGACGTGACGTTGTACCAGGGATTCGTGGCGATGGTGTTGTACCGCTGCGCGAGGCCCGTGATGCGGTCGGCGGAAGCGCCTCCGATGGACGTGGAGGGACCGACGCCGACCGCGGTGTTGGCGACGTAGTTGCCGTACAGGAGGCGGTCGTGGATGGTCTTGACGAGGCCCCGGACGAACGTATCGCACTGCTGCTTCACGTACTGCTGGGCATTGCGGCGCCGCGAGAGGATGCGCATGTCGATGCGCAGGTAGTCCTCGAGGCCCTGGATGAGCTCCGTGACGGGAGCCTGGGTGGCGACGTCCCAGCCTACGCCGACGTTGATCACCGAATCGACGCCGACGGGCTCGGAGAGGGACTGGATGAAGTGGTGACTGTTGAAGTCGTCCGCCTCCATCCAATACCCTTCCTCGAGGAAGGGGTTTCTCTGGGAAAGCGTGTCGATGAGAGCGAGGTCGTTGCCCTGAGCTCCTATGCTCTTGGCAACCTCGATCATCGTATATTCAGTAGTAAAACCACCAGCAGCCATGATCTACGCCTTCAAGCGGCGTGAGTGGAATCTATTCCCGGCCGAGCTTATCCACCTTGAAGTGGAATCCGCCCTTGCTTTCGGTTCCTGATCCCTCTCCTGATGGCACAACCATCCGCGGAGGTCCGATCTTCTCGTAGATGTTCCTGAACATCCGCAAGAAATCCGGGTCATTGTCCAGTCCGTATGCCTGGATCTTCCTGAAAAGCGCTCCGTTGGCTCCTTCCGGTATGAACTGGGTGTAGGCCTGCCTGATGCCTTCCCACTTGTCCGGGAACGAGTCTCCCCACTCCGTCTTGAGCTTCCCGAGGGCCTCGGCCGCGGCTGCCTTCTTGGCCTCGATGGCCTTCTGGACTCCCGCTACCTGGGCCTTGTTGTACTCGTCGAAGAAGGTCCTTGCCTGATCCTGGGTCAACCCGAGGTTATGGGCAAGTCCACGGAACCACTTTTCCTGCGCGTCGTCGTACCGCATCCCGCTTGGAATCTGAGGTTTTTTAAGGGTATACCCCTCGGCGGATTCTGGACGGCCAAGTCCGTTGTAGAACTGGTCCCATGCTTCCTTCGGAGCGTCCTTGTCAGGCCGTTTCACGGCGCCCACGGAAGAAGCCTTCAGCGCGGCATAGGACGCGTAGAGTTCCGAGAGGCCCTTGGGGAGCGATTCAAGCTCCTTCGGGTCCTTGGCTACGCGGGCCTGGATGTCCGCCAACTGCTCTTTCGCAAGCTGCCCGGTCCAACCGGGAAACTTCGGAGCGTCTGTACCCGACCCTGTTCCTTCCTCCACGGGAGGAGTATCGCCAACGGCGAGAACGGGATCTGCCGCTACGGGAGCCGCCTCTTGGACGGTTCCGGTCGCGCCTTCAAGCATTCTTTACTCCTAAAGCCGTTTCACGTCCCTGATCCCCGGCTCCGCTTTCTCGCGTGGGCTCGGGAGCGGAATCTGCAAGAGGTTCCGCGTGACCATTCTCATGTTCGACGGCTCGTAAAGCTCCATTTTCACTAAAATCCGAAATGCCGCGTTGTGCAGAATCCGGTCCTCTTTAGTGTTGATTGTCTCGTATACCCGGAGATCTGTCAACAGATCCTCAAAAACCTCAATTCCCTCCTGGGAACCTGAGAAAACTGCGCGGTATTTTTCGGCCAATGTCCTCCCGGGAGATGTCATATTCCACTCCTATCCAGAATTCGTTCATCGGCACCTTGTCGTCGGCCTCAACGGGGATTTCCCAGCCATCGGCGACAACCTGCCCTTTTTCGTCCACTTCAACGAGGCGGGTTATGATTAGCTGGCGGGCGTTCTTCTGCGCGCTGGCGTTGCTGAAGCTGGCCCGAAGGCGCATTTCGGATTCGAGGGAATACTTGGTGATGGGATTGATCCTGATGACCGAAGGTTCCCCGCGCCGTTCCCGGCACTTGCTGACCTCGGCGACCATCCGGTGAAGGAGACCCATTACAGCGCTCCCTGGGCGTCAAGCACCTTTTGTGCCGGAGACCCTTCATCGGGTTTGGTGGACCCCTTGTGGAGGGTGTCGGCGGTCTTGTTCAGGGCTTCCTGCTTCATCTGGTCCTGCTGGGCCTTCGCCCGCTGCGCCCGGATCTGCGCGACCTGCTTCTCGTCCCGGGTGATCTTCGCGGGAGCTCCTCCCGTCTGCATGATGTAGTCGTAGATCTCATCGGGGTCGAGCCGGTCAAGCATCATGGCAAGTTGGGGAGCCTCCTTCACGAGGCCGAGAATCTGGGGAATGGTGGCGTTGAATCCCTGCATCTGGAGATGCCGCTTGGCGAGCATGGCGACGGGGCCTGAGAAGGATATGTCCACGGGCGTCTGCATGAATTCCATGAGAGAGGGGGGAGGCGGCGGAAGCCTTCCTGCCCGGGAAAGCACCTTGAAGGTCTTTCTGATGAGGGGAATCAGGTTCTCGTTCTGGTCCCGCGTGATGATGGGCTGAAGGAGGGTCGCCTGCTCTCCCTGCATGGCCTGGACCTGGGTGGCCGTCACTTTGGCGGTCATCTGGGACATCATCGAAAATATCTTGGCCTTGAACATCTCGGCGAGGGCCGAGCGGGTGTCCGCCACGCTGGAAAGCCCCGCCTGGAGGGAGGCGGGGAACTGGATGGGCTCGAGTTTGTCCTGGGGGGAATCCATCGTCGTGATGCCGTTCGGGACGATCTTCAGCTTGCCCTTCATGGTCCCGGTCTGGATCATGGGCGGCTCGACGAGGAGCTGGGCTGCGCGGAGAACCGAACGGGACATCTGGTTGACCATCATCACGGCGAAGATGGCGTCGATCGCCGCGGAACGTGGATAGGCCTCGGAGGTGAGCCTCCAGCGGGCGGTGGTCGGAACCTCGTCGGTGTCCATCCCGGACTCCTCGAGGATCACCTTCTCGGCGTCGAGCTGGTAGACCGAGGCATAGGGCTTGTTGGCGGAATCGATCTTCGTGATGTCCCGCTCTTCCCTGGGGAATATGGCATGGATGCAGACGTATTCCTTGTAGGGGTCCTTCTCCATCTTGTTCCTGAAGGTCTCCTTCAGGGGAGCGTCTGGCCAGAGGTCCATGATCTGCCGCCCGGATATCAGGAACTTCCGGTGCCAGAGGTCAGGATCGCCTTCAGCATTGAGAGAGAAAAAGACCTCCCGCGGGTGCCGGAGATAGTAGATGAGGCGACTCCTGCGGGCGGACCATTCGGGTCCGTAGATTGAAGAGTACCCGTATGTAGCACGGTCCCAGGTGGCTTCGGATAGTTGACTGAATAGATTGCTATTGTTGATCTCTGATGTAATCGCCTCACGAACGTCATCCAGCCACTTCCTTGCCTCGGCCATCTTCATGATCTGCTTGGAACGGAACAGGGGAGCCCACCAGTCGATCGTGGGCGCCGCGGTGTTCCCCTGGTAGCCATCCACGAAGTCCTGTAGGGCCATGGCGGCAGTCTGGTCGTAGATCTTGGCGCCCGCCTTGGCTCCGGCAGCGCCCCCCTGCTTTGTCCCCAGGTCGTAGTTCGACCGGCGTCCGATGACATAATCATCGATGTCGTCGTAGAGGTTGTCGAACGGCGCCCGTATCGACTCGAGGCGCTTCTGGCGCTTCGATATTTCCGACGCGAGCTTCCTGTGGGTTTCGGACTCGACAGGGGGGTTCATGCTACTTCGTCGCCGGAGCCGGCTTCCTGGGCGTCGGCTTCGGCTTCCCCTTCTGCACTTCCTTCTTCGCCATGATCACTCCTTCTGGGACTCCGAGGTCCCGGTATAGAACGTAGCGGGCTTCCGCTTAAGCTTGAGGCTGAAGAACTGGTTGTAGTAGTCCTGGGAATAGTATATGGGCTTCCCCACCTTGTCGGCCCGGAATTGGATTTCCCCGGTGAATCCCGCCCCGGTGTAGGCATAGGAGCAGGACCGGCAGGGCTCGAAGAAGATGCCCTTGTCCTGGTTCTCCCGCAGCATGGTGATGAACTCGTTGTTGTACAGCTCGAGGAGGCTGTCGCCTACCTTGTACTGTCCGTAGGAGAGGGCGCCCTCGTTCACGGCCTTGTCGTTGTAGTCGCACAGGACGAGCTTCCCGTCCCACCTGAAGGCCATGAAATTCCGGTCGAAGAACTGGCACGGGGCATACCGCATGGAGGCTTCGTTGTCCCCCTGGAGGATCTTGCCCATGCACACGTAGTCCACGCCGTTGGTGTTCAGCCAGTGCTGGATGTACTCTTCCTTCTCCGCCCAGTCCTGGCCCCGCTCGCACAGCTTCACGGCGAAATCCTTCGTGGACTTCAGCGTCTCCTTTATGGCGAGCAGGTGCCTGATGTTCCGCCGCAGGACTTCCTGGTCGGTTCCGGGGCGGGCGAGCTTCATGGAGTCGGTCCAGGGGAGTCCGTCCATCGAGACGATGATCTGGTAGCAGGTGGACTCCTCCGAGAGGAGGAACCGGACGAGCTCCTCGTTCCAGATGGTGAGGTTGGTCGTCACGTAGAATGACAGCCTCTTCTCCGAGAGGTATCGGCACATCTCGAGGTAGTCCGGGTTCATGAAGGGCTCGCCGAGCATCCAGTTGCAGACCGGGGTGTCCGCGGGGAACTCCTTCACGATGGCGTCCACGATTCCCCTGAACATCCCGAGGCTCATGTTCCCGACAGGATATCCCTTGTTGGTCACGGTGGGACAATACTTGCACTGGAGGTTGCACTTGTTCGTGACCTCGACGATCACCATCTTCGGGAACTTCACTGCTGGGCTCCTTGGGGCATCTGCTTCGCTGCTGCGGCGCGGTCAACGCCCTTCTTCGGGCGCCACGCCTTCTTGGACGGATCGTACTCGTAGGTGACGCCGGACCGCTTCTCGGACTCGATCACCCAGGCTGGCTTTTCCTGCCCCTCGGGAGCATTGGCGGGGGTGGTTTCGGAATTCGGGGTCTTGGCGCCGGGCTGGTGTTCGTCTCCCCAGTCCATCGCGGATTCTCCGGTCGTCATCATGGGGCCTTCTCCGTGGAGGGGGTCTGCGTCCTTGGTAGTCGCAACGGCATGAGCCAAGGCGCTGGCTTCGTCACTGAACGTCTTGCCTGAACCGTCGCCTTCGACGAACCACTTCCCTGTCCACTTCCCATCCCGCATTACCTTTTTGACTTTAGCCCGGATATTAGGATTGTTTTCCGGTTGGTCCTTGGCGCTTGCCGACCCGAGAAGGGAGGACAGGGTATCGCTCATGCCACCTTCTTTGGGCGTCCGCCCTTCTTTTTGGCCTGGGCAAGGGGGAGGCCTTCGGGGGGAAGATCCTTCGGGGGCTTGAGGTCCTTCTTCTCTTCCTGCCTGGCTACCCACTCGAAGATGGCGAGCATCTTGTCCACGCCGCCGATCTTGGCGAGGGCCTCGTCGATGGCATCGAGGCGGTTCTGGAGCTCCTCGAGGCCCTTGGCGCAGGAATGGGAGATGTCCTCCCAGCAGTCCTGCACCACTCCCGTGGGCTCGTTGGTCACGGGATTGATGAGCTGCCGGGTGGAGAAGGATACCCGGGAGAGGGCGTTGATCGAATGCTCCAGCTTCATACGATCTTGTCCTTGAGGTCGGAGAGCTTGTGCTTCAGGACGGCGAAGGCATCCTCGGCTTCCTGGTCGAGCATCAGTCCTTCGTCCACGAGGGCCTTCTCGATCCTGTCCACGACCTCATCGAAAACGGCCACGATCCTCTTGAAGGCGGCCTGCTCCCCGGCCTTGACCACGGCCTCGGCCTTCTGGACCACTTCGGCGATCCGCTCCTCGGCGGTC